ATGCGCAGGATGTGGATCGTGGTCGGAGATCCGACCAGTGGTGGTGGCCAGGTGATCACCGGTTCCAGAGAGACCGACGTCGACGGCCTGCCAGTCGCACGCGTCGGCGATCGCGCGACGTGCCGCAAGCACAAAGGGGTTTTTGCCATCGTCGACGGCGATCCCACGATCATCATCGAAGGCCAGCCGGTCGCGCTGGACGGTGCCCACCTCGCCTGCGGTTGCACGATCAGCACGCAGCGCCAGTCGCGCAACTACGTGGAGTTGGGGGCCGGAACAGACAGCCAGTCACTTGCCCCGCTTGCTTCGGAATCGCCCGGCATCGCTATGCCTCTGGATAAGCCGCCTGTCTGTCTGGAATGCCTGCTCTCCGGCGCCGGCGAAGGCGCACCACTGTTGAGCCGCACATGAGGACCTGGTATCAATTCGCAGTCATAGATTGCGCGGTGGATCCGACCTATCTCTCCACGCTGCAACATCATGCGGCGGCGTCAGACCTCGAAATTCGCTCGTTGTTCGAGCATCAACCGGAGGCCGAGCATGTGGCCGCCTCGCCATGGTTGATCGAATTGCCAATCGGGGCGGTGCATCCGGGGTTGGATACGTGGCTAGCGCAACTTGGACGCACTGCAGCCGGTGCGACGCGCCTGGCATCGGAAGTACCCTTCGACGAACTGTTCACACACTTGGAGCAACAGCTCGACGTTGAGCTGCCAGACGGCAGCCTGGCGCTCATGCGCTTCTACGACGCGCGTGCCTGGCTGCGCTACATGGAGGTACTGACACTGGCGCAGCAATTGGAACTGCTCGGCCCGATCCTCGAATGGCAGGTCATGGCGCTTGGCCAACATTGGACGCTGTCCCGAGACGAAGCACGCAAGCTACAGGAGGCCGCCGATGCTGCAGCTGACACCTGAGCAATACGCCAAGCTCTGCCTGCCCGATCCGGGCAGCTTTTTGCCGCGTCTGGCTGCAGAAGTACGTCGTGACTACCCTGCTGCTGTGTCCAGCCGAGACGATGCCCAACTGCTGGCGGACGTGCAGACCAGCTATCGCCACGCCGTCAACGCCTTCGGCATGACTCACCTGCCAACACTGGTGGGCTGGGTCAAGGCTGACGTCGCCTGGGCGCGAGGATTGCGTGATCAGCCCCTTACCAAGGTATGGTTCGCACAGACCAACACCCCCAACCTGACAGCGGCCGACTTGCTCGCCATGCTGTCATCGGATATCGACTGAAAGGAGCACCGCCATGGTCGCCGTACCCGTTCCGATTCCGCCGCCGCCGATCACCCGCCCCGGTGGCTGGGACCCATCACAAACAGACCCGCTGGGCGGCCCCACGGTCGGCCAGGTCTGGAACAAGCTCAAAGACGCCTTGGGCGTGAAGCCAGATACAAAAGCCGAACCACGCGTGGAAGCCCGCGAGGCAGACTGCTCGCAGACCAGCAACCAGAATCAGTGCAATAGCTGCAAACTGGCACAAGGGGTGATGACGCCGGCCAACTATACGATCAACATTAATCAGTACGATAATTTTGATTATCAATTACAAATTGCCAACATGAGCGCAGCGCCAGAGCGGTTTGTCTACACCTATGGCGGCTCTACGCTGGATCGCACGCGCTTGCGTGTGTTGGGAGGGAAAAATCAAATTACCATTTCAGAGTGGAACTATGGCGGTTTTGGCTTTGATGGGTTCTGGCGAGGACAGTGCACTGTCGTAGAAGCAAAAGCTGAGTACGCTCAATTTTTTACGGAAAGCGCACTACCTCGCTGGCCATTCGTAAGAAAAAAAATAATTGGCGGCTGGATTGACCAGAAGAACCGCCAGCGCAGCAAAGTAACAGAAGCTGGTTCTCCGGCTAAACTCCAATGGCATTTCAAATACAAAACCTGCTACTTAGCTGCGACTCGCGCCTTTCGGACTGACGCTACCATTTGCAGATATACGCCATGACCAACTTGATGATTCAGGCAACTATCGATGCAACTATTGCCGAGGAGGCGATCGGGGAGGACGATGGTTATGCCCGCCTGACTGCACTTACGAAATCAATTTCCTCCGTACATCCCTCTCTAGAAAATTGGTTTTCGCTGGCAAATACAAAAGGCGGCGCAACAATATCGCTAGAAGATAAATCTGCATTTCTAGCAGATGCAGCACAAAATAATTCGCAGGACTACGCAGGAGGCTTCCGCGCCGTACTAAGCACCGCTTCGAATGATAAGGAGTGGCTCAAGCCCGGCAGGGCCTTACTCACCTTCGAGCCAGGCCAGGGTTATATCACGTTCGAGATTTACGACCCGATCAATGCATACGGCGAGGCGGGGGCCAGTGAGATATTCCGGAGTAGCATAAAAGCTATTGCGCAGACCGAGTCCATAATATTCAGCGGAACGGATGTAAGCACACGCCCACAATCTGGTAAAGAGATAAAAATCTACATGGGCGAGAACCAATTATTTCCGCACCGCCGCTGGCTCGGCTGGATGGGTTTTGTCCCGCACATGGTTGAAGCAAAACACATCCCGGAAGCAGCCGCCCTAATCCCGGTCGGCACCAAAGGGACCGTCATCGTGGCCGTTGATGAATGCTTCGACCTCAACAATCCGGCCCATCTCAAGCGTGCCCACCAGGTTGAAGCACGCATGGCGCACGTAGGCTTATTGGATGTTACTGACACGTCGCTGCTGAGCTGACAACGCTTTCGCTCCGCGAGTTATCACCACAAAATGATTAGGGCGGGTCCCCCCGCCCCATCACACTCACAGAGCAGCAACGCGCGCGCGCGCGACGTCGGCGTAGTGCTGCGTCATCTCCACACCGGTCCAGCGGTAGCCCTCCAGCTCCGCCGCCACAAGCGTCGTGCCGCTGCCTGCGAACGGATCCAGGATCCGGCCGCCCGCTTCACAGATCCGCACCAGGCTGCGCATCAATTCGGTGGGCTTGCCGGTCAGGTGATGCTTGTCAGCCTTGAGCACCGGTGTCCGCACCACGCCCGGCAGCACCGGCGCGCGGCGATCCAACGGCATGCCGCCCTTGCTACCCCACACAATGTATTCGGCCTGGTTGCGGAACCGCCCCAGCTGCGGACGCACGCCCTCCGTCTTGTCCCAGACGGCAACGCCGCGCCATTTGAAGCCGGCCGCCTGCAGCGCGTCGGTCGTAAGCGGCAGCTGCCGCCAGTCGGTAAACAGCAGCACCGGCGCTCCCTCCTTCAAAAGACGCGCGCACTCCGATAGCCACAGCTGCATCCACGCCAGGTGGCCACGCTGGTCGCGCTCGTCGCCAACGAAGTCAGCGTGCCCGCCATCTCGGCAGTACTTGGTCGATGGCGGCCGGGCACGGGCAGCGGCGGTCAGGCCGCCACTCGCATACGGCGGATCAGTGATCAGTGCGTCGAACGAATTCGCTTCGAGCGTGGGCAGGATGGTCAGGGCGTCGCCCTGCAGGAGCTGGTTTTTCATGGTGAGAGCCTTCTTGGATTCGCTCGCGGCGATCGGAGGTGAGGCTCTCGGCCTTCAGGTGATTGAGCGTGCCGCAGCGTGGGCACTTGATCTGGATTTCATCGAAGGCGCCGGCCTTGCACAGCAGGCGGGCGCATTCGCCACAACGGAGGTTCTTGAGCATTGCGTGGTCTTGCGGTGGGAAAGGATTACGCGGTCGCTGGCGGCGCGTACTGGGTGAACGAGATCACCTCATCGCCCACCCAGTCGTTGATCTTCAGCATGCGCGCCTGCAGCGGCTCCAGCTCGTTGGCGGCCCACACGGCAGCGGCCTCACGGATCGATCCGAAGCCGCCTGCGTTCTGCGGCACGATGCCCATGAGTTGCGGTGGGATGCGCAGCGCGGCGAGCATGTCGTCGCGGGTGATGCCTTTGATGCCGCTGAACTCGTCCTTGGCCGCCACTTCGCTGACCGGGATGAGCTTCAGCCCATCCTTGTTGCCGCCGGGCGAATACAGGAACAGGTTGCGGAAGTTGCCCGGCCCCTTGGCGCCCTTCATGGCGGTGCGCAGCGCATCGACGTCTTCCTGGCTCTGCTGCGGGTCGGTCAGGTACAGGATGAAACCGGCATGCGAGCCGTTGTTGTAATACTTGCGGCGAAACAGCGTGGCCGATTCGTTGAGCAGCGCCGACTGCATCGCCGGCATCCACTCAGGCAGGCCGTAGAGTTCTTGATCGACATCGGCTTCGCGCAGCTGGAACACGCTGCCCGGCTCGAACACGTGCTCGTCGTGCCAGGTGCGCACCTGGAAGTACTCGCCCTCGGTGATACCGCGCCGCATGTACTTGGACAACGGCGCAGCCAGCGACAGCGCACCGCCCATGCGGTTGCGGCGGCGCTCGAGGTAGCCATTGCCCAGGGTGATCCAATCCAGCGACAGCTGCTCGAAGGCCTCACGCGTCAGGAGCCGATGCGGCTTGAAGGTGCGCGCCAGCATGTTGCGCTTGAAGATCAGCCCGGACTGCAGGAAGGGATTGCTGCGCGTGGTCTTGGACAGGCCATCCAGCGCCACCGGCGGCTCGTACCAGCGCCCGTTCTGCCAGCACTCCAGATAGTCCAGCACGCCGCGCCCATCGAGCACCGGCGTCGGGTCGCCAAAGGTGAACGCCTCGGTGCGTGCGGGCACGGCTGGCGCTGCAGGCGCGGTGGCGGGCAGCTGGTCGGTCAACATCAAGAGATCTCCATGAAGCCGGAGTTGCGCGCGGTGCGCCCTTCCAGCGGTTCGTTCTGCAGCGCGTGGAACAGTGCCCACGCCAGGTCCGCGTGGCCGGTCTCTTCCGAGCGGCCAGCGCTGAAGGTGGACTGCCGGCCACTGGCCGTCATGGTCTTGCGGATGGCCATCAACGACTGCGCCACGTCGGTCCAGCCGGCGTCGAACTCCAGCCGCCCGTTGTGGATCACGTCGAACGCCTTGAGCACCAGGCGTGTCTTCACTTCAGGCGAGTAGCTGAAGGTGACCAGATTCGGGAAGAACTGCTTCACCAACTGCGCCACACCGCTGCCCATGCCGGTGGTGTCGATGCCGATGTAGGTCACCCAGTAGCGGCGCGTGATGCGCTCGATCTCGGCTGCCTGCTTGGCAAAGTCCATGCCCCGGAACTGGATCCGCTCCAACAGCCGGAACTTGCCGCCGGGCTGCTGCGGTGGTGCCAACACAACCAGTCCGGCGGTATCTCCCGTCTCGGCGGGGTCGTAGCCGATCCACACGGCGCGATCGCCATAGGGGCGCACGGCGAACGGTTTGTAGTCCTGGCCCCACTCGACCCAGCTGTCGACCATGCACGGCTGCAGCATCGCCAGCGAGAAGATGCTGGCGCCGTCGTCGACGAAGTCGCACATCAACAGGTTGGCGAACGCGTCCGGGCTGTATTCCTCGCGCAGCTCGTCGATATCGAACAGGTCGCAGCCACGGCGCTGCGCGTCGAGGATGTTGACGATTTGCCGCCAGGCGCGGTCCTGACAACGCCGGCCGCCGGCCAATGCATCGTGCGAGACATCGATCTGGATGCGCTGTGCGGCCGGTTTGCCCTTGTTGCGGCGCTCGCCGGTCCAGAAGGTGTAGGCCTCATGGGCCATGCTGGATGGCGTGCTGAAATAGGTCTTGCGCCACTTCTTGTGCATCGCCATGCCGCTGGCGACCTTGTTCAATTCGTTGAACCCATAGGTCCAGAAGAACTCGTCGAAGTAGAAATTGCCGTGGTAACCCTGCGCGGTGCGCGCATTGGTTCCCAGGAAGAACAGCTCGGCGCCGTTGGGAAACACGATGCTGTCGCCGCCGGAAAGCGTCTCGTTGATCGTCTCGCGCACGAACTGCTGCATGTAGCCACGGAACAGATGCGCCTGTGCCTTGGATGCGCTAAGGAATATCTGATTGCGCCCGGTGGTGAGCGCATCGATCAGCGCCTCACGGGCGAAGTAAAACGTCGCACCGATCTGACGCGACTTCAGGATGACGCGGGTACGCTCGTTGCTGGCCCGGTACCAATCGCGCTGATAGTCGAAGCAGCCGTCGATGAATGCCGTGGTCAGCTGCTCGACCTGTTCCTCAGTGAAGTCGTTGCGCTTGGGCTTCTTTTTCGGCGCGGCGTTGCGATTAGCCACGGCCGGATTCAAGTCGGCTTCGTTGCCGCCGCCTTGGTAGCGCTGGATGCGCGCCTGGCGCTCCAACTGCCGATGCAGCAGATCAATTTCTTTGAAGTCGCCACCGGATTTTTCCGGTTTCATGATCAGCACGACAAGGCGCGCTTCCAGTGCACCACCGATGCGCTCCACGTTGTCTGCGCGATCCCACTCGTCACGCGACTTCCAGCTGTGTACAGTCTTCGTGTTCTCGCCGATGGCCTGCGCAATTTCGGTCACGCGCCATCCCATCCAGTACAGGAACTTGGCCTGTCTGCGGGTGTCCATCGGGAGCTGGGTGGCAACGCTTTGCATGCCGACCAGGGTGCAACCCACCTCTTAATCCCGACAGTTGAGCGACGCGTAACCACCTTGTTTACACGGTGGTTTTGTTGCTGCGCTGTGTGTCGCGTTTGACCATGGGTCATCGCAAACGCATCCAGCGCAGAGGACACCCATGTCGGGCAAGACCAAGAAGTTCCGTTCCAACTGGTTCCGCGTGGCCGTCGAAGGCGCCACCACCGACGGCCGCACGATCCAACGCAGCTGGATTGACGACATGGCCGCCACCTACAACCGCGAGACCTACGGTGCGCGCATCTGGATCGAGCACATGCGCAGCTTGCTGCCGGACTCGCCCTTCCGTGCGTATGGCGATGTCACAGCCGTCAAAGCCGAAGAGGTCGAGATCGATGGCAGCAAGCGTCTGGCGCTGTTCGCACAGATCGAGCCGACCGCCGATCTGATCACCATCAACAAGTCCAAGCAGAAGCTCTACACCAGCATCGAGGTGCAGGAGAAATTCGCCAACACCGGCAAGGCGTATCTGGTCGGCTTGGCCGTCACTGATTCGCCCGCGAGCTTGGGTACCTCGATGCTGATCTTTGCCAGCCAACACCCGGATGCCAATCCGCTGGCCGATCGCAAGCAATCACCCGGCAACCTGTTCACCGTCGCCGAAGAAACCACGCTGGAATTCAGCGAGGTCAGCGAAGGCTCGGTCGCCAACTTGCTTAGCCGGATTCGCACCGCGCTCAGGAGCGAGGACGCAACCAACATCACTGCCCAGCAGTTCGCCGACCTCGGCCAGGGTGTCGAAGAGATCGCCGAGCACGTGCGTGGCCAGGACGAACGGTTCGCCGGCCTGCAGGCCGAACACGCCGCGCAGAAGACCAAGCACGAACAGCTGGCGAACGACCTGGCGCAGCTGCGCGAGTTGCTGTCGCAGCAGGCCGACCCCTCGCAGCCCACACGCCCGGTGGTCACCGGCGGCGGCGCGGCCGTGCTGACCGACTGCTGATCCCACACACCACACACGCCGCCAGCGCCCCACCTTCGGAGCCACCATGCAAAACGCCACCCGCCTGCAGTTCAACCAGTTCGCCGAGCAGATCGCCAAGCTCAACGGCATCACCTCCGTTTTCCACTCGTTCGCCGTCGAACCGACCGTGCAGCAGAAGCTGGAATCGCGCATGCAGGAATCCAGCGAGTTCCTGTCCAAGGTCAACATCATCCCGGTGGACGAGTTGTCCGGCCAGAAGGTGGGCATCGGCGTCACCGGCAGCATCGCCAGCCGCACCGACACCGGCGCCGGCAAGACGCGCACCCCGCGCAATGTCGCCGCGCTCGACAAGAACGAGTACCTCGCCAAGAAGACCGACTTCGACACCGCCATCCCGTATGCGTTGCTCGATACCTGGGCCAAGTTCCCGGACTTCCAGGCACGCCTGCGCGATGCGATCGTCAAGCGCCAGGCGCTGGACCGTTTGCAGATCGGCTTCAACGGCACGCACGCCGCTGCCGATACCGACCGCGCCGCGTTCCCGCTGCTGGAAGACGTCAATATCGGCTGGCTGCAGCAGTACCGCACCAACGCGGCCCAGCGCGTGCTGGCGAGCGGCAAGGCCGCCGGCAAGGTGGTCATCGGCGGTGCAGCTGGCGCCGACTACGGCAACCTCGATGCGCTGGTGTTCGATGTGGTGAGTAACCTGCTCGACCCGTGGCACCGCAAGGATCCGAGTCTGGTGGTCGTGCTGGGCCGCGACCTGATGCACGACAAGTATTTCCCGATGGTCAACAAGGACCAGCCGGCCAGCGAGAAGATCGCCACCGATCTGATCTTGAGCCAGCGCCGTGTGGGCGGCTTGCAGGTGGCCGAGGTGCCGTACCTGCCGGACGGCGCGTTGATGGTCACTTCGCTGGCGAACCTGTCGATCTATTACCAGACCGGCGGCCGTCGCCGCTACATCCAGGAAGTGCCCGCGCGCGATCGCGTCGAGAATTACGAGTCCTCCAACGATGCCTACGTGGTCGAGGACTACGGCCTGGGCTGCGTGGTCGAGCACATCGAGATCGAGGCCTAAGCCATGGCCGACAGTCCCGCCAAGCGTCACCACAGCCGCGTGCTCGCCGAGCTGGAAGCGGCCCAGCGCGCCCCGCACCAGCTGATGGCCGGTGCAACGGCCTACGAGCAGCACATGGCGCAGCTGCAAAGCGATCGCCTGCGGCTGAAGCAGATCCAGTCCACCCAGGGCAAGGCGGCGCTCAAGGTGCAGCTGTTGCCGACCTACGTGCCGTATCTGGCCGGCGTGCTGGCCGGCGGCCAGGGCGCACAGGACGAGATCGTCATGACGTGCATGGTGTGGCGCATTGATGCCGGCGACTATGCCGGCGCGCTGGAGCTGGGCGCCTATGTGCTCAAGCACAACCTGCAGATGCCCGACCGCTTCTCCCGCACGGTGGGCTGCGTGCTGGCCGAAGAGATTGCCGAAGCGGCGCTGTCGGCGCAGAAGACCGGCCAGCCGTTCGATGCGGCCGTGCTAGCCGACACCGCCGCGCTGACGGCCGAGCAGGACATGCCCGACGAGGTGCGCGCCAAGCTGCACCTGGCGCTGGCCCGCGCCTGCCTGGCGGGTATGGCCGACGAGACGCCGGCCGACCAGGCGCAGCCGATCGTGGCGGCGGCTGTCGCCGACCTGCAGCGCGCCATCGCACTGCACGGCAGCTGCGGCGGCAAGAAAGATCTGGAGCGCGCCGAGCGGCTCCTGAAGAAGTTCAGCGCTGAGCCTTCCGGCACCAGCGCATAACCGAGCGTCCCCGCAACCCTCGCCGGCTCGGGGCTGATCCACAGCACGCACCTCGCTGCGGTGACGCCCCGACCACCGGCGATCTCTTCCGAGCCATCCATGAGCGGATTCACGGCCACCGGCACCACCAGCGCCACGCCTGATGCGATCGCCAATGCGCCGTTCTGGCCGGCGATTGCACCGGCAGATGTGCGGGCCAGCATGCGCCTGGATGGCACCGTCACCGATGCGCGTCTGCGCCAGGCGATCGTTGCCGCCATGTTGGCGGTCAACGACGCACTGCAGGCCTGGGCGGATACGCAGCAGGCGGCCGGCTACGCGGCGTTGAGCGATCTCCCCAGCACGACCGTCGACGGCGTCTCGCGCCGCGTGCAGCTGTACCTGCGTGCGGTGGCGTGTGCCACCGCCGTCGAGGTGACAGAGCGTTACCGCAGCTTCGATGCCACCAACAGCGCCAACCAGCGCGCCGATGACCTGACGCCGAGCATCACCGAATTGCGCCGCGACCAGCGCTGGGCGGTGCGTGATCTGCAGAACCTGCCGCGCAGCACGGTGGAGCTCATCTGATGCGCGTGCACGCCATGCAAGGCGACACCGTCGACCTGCTGTGCTGGCGCCACCTGGGCAGCACGGCCGGCCTGGTCGAGCGGACCTATCTCCTCAATCCCGGCCTGGCCGAACGGGGCGCCGTGCTTCCGCATGGCACCCCGGTGGAGTTGCCCGAGGTAACCACCACCACAGCAGCGATGACGCCGCTCGTGCAGCTATGGGACTGAACTGATGACCGAACCCACCTCCGTCTCGAGCGGCTTTTTGATCGCCACCGGTGTGGGCCTGGCCTCCGTGCTGCCTGGCATCGACGGCGATGCATTGATCGGCGCCTTTGCCGGCGGCGCGCTGTTCGTGGTGTCTGCCACCAAACAACCGCTGCTGGCGCGGCTGATCTATTTCCCGGTGAGCGTGATCGCCGGCTACCAGCTGGCGCCGGAGCTGCTGCGCTGGTTGCCGATCAAGTCCAGCGGCGTCGCCGCCTTTGCCAGCGCCGCGTGCGCCATCACCGTCACGCTGGGCCTGATCGAAAAGAGCAAGTCCTTCGACTTTTCCTTCCTACGTCGTGGAGGTCCGCCCAGTGCATAGCCTGGTCACCGTCCTGACGTTGATGGCCTCGCTGGCCATCTGCGTCCGCCTGCTTACCTACCACCGGCCAGTCGATGCGCGTCACCGGCGTGGCGCGGGCTGGTGCGCGTGGTTGCTGATCGCCAGCACCGGCGGCCAGGCGCTGCACATCCTGCTGGCCGGCGCCCGCTCGCAAGTCAGTCTCTGGCACCTGGGCACGTTGATCGTGCTGGCCGTGCTCACCTACCGCGCCCGGGGGAATGTGGCGCGCATCCTGAAGGTCGATTGATGTTTACCGATACCCAACTCGCTTCGATCATGCAGTGCTCGCCGCAACGCGCACAGCGCTGGCACGGCCCACTGCTCGCCGCCGCCAATCGCTTCGGCATCACCACCAAGCGCCGCGCTGCGCATTGGCTGGGCCAGCTCGGCCACGAAAGCCTGAGCCTGTCGCGGATGGAAGAAGGGCTGACGTACACCACCAGCGCCCGGCTGCTGGAAGTCTTCGGCGCACGCATCACGCCGGCACAAGCGCCCAGGTTCCTGCGCAATCCGGTTGGTCTGGCCAACTTCGTCTACGCCGACCTGCTGGGCAACGGCAACGAAGCCAGCGGCGATGGCTATCGCCACCGTGGCCGTGGCCCGATGCAGCACACCTTCCGGGGCAACTACCAGCGTATCGGCGAGCTGATCGGCTTGCCGGTCGAAGAGCAGCCGGACCTCTTGCTGCAGATCGAGCCCAGCGCGCTGGGCGCGGCTGCGTACTGGCAGGACAACGGCCTCAACGTCATGGCAGATGCGGGCGATGTGCTTGGCCTGGGCCGCAAGATCAACCTGGGCAACGTGCGGGCCAAGCGTTTGCCCGAAGGCCACAGCGATCGCGTCACGCGCACGCAGCGCGCCTTGCAGATCCTGGGCGTGCCCTGATGGTCACGCGCCTGATCATCCTGCTGGCGTTGATTGCAGTGCTCGTCGGTGGCTGCGTGTGGCAGGAGCAGCGGGTCGGCGCCGCCCGGCAAGACCGTGACGCCGCGCTGCAGGCCAAGCGCCAGGCCGAGGCGGAACGCGACAGCGCCAAGACCTCCACCACCGTCGTCACCCAGTACGTCGATCGCGTGCAAGTCGTGCGCGAAGCCGGCGCCACCATCACCCGCGAGATCCCGATCTATGTCACCCAGAAAGCCGATGCTGCTTGCGCTATCCCTACTGGCTTTGTGCGGCTGCACGACGCCGCCGCCTCGGGCCACCCTGCCGGGCCGCCCACCGGAGATCCTGATGCACCGGCCGCCGGCATTACGCTCTCTGCCGTCGCCAGCACCGTCGTCGACAACTACACCAGCTGCCACGCCACCGCCGCGCAGCTGAGCGCGCTGCAAGATTGGATCGAGCTGCATCTGCCGGCAGCGACGCCATGATCAAGCCCGCCAGCCTGCGTGCGCATCTGGTCGCGGCGTTGCCGGACCTGGCACGTGACGCTGATCGGCTGCTGGTGTTTATCGACGCCGGCAGCCTGGTCAGCACGTTCCAGCCGGGGCTGTCGTTCGAGTACCAGTACACGCTCAATCTGATCGTGGCCGACTATGCCGGCCACCCGGACAGCGTGATGCTGCCGCTACTGGAATGGGTGCAGGTCAATCAGTCCGAGCTGCTGTCCAACCCGGCGCGCCGTGGCGAGATTGCCTTCGAAGCCGACATCCTCGCCAACGATGCCGTGGATCTGTCGATCAAGTTGCCGCTGACCGAGCGCGTGGTGGTGACGGCGAAGGATGGCGGCGGCTATGACATGGCCCACGCACCTGAGCCACAAATCGATCCCACATGGATGAGCTGACCGCGCTGGAGAACTGGGCCGCGCCTCTGCTGGCGCGTTTGGAGCCAAGCGAGCGCCGCACACTGGCGCGCAAGATCGGCACGGAGCTGCGGCGCTCGCAAAGCCAGCGCATCGGCAAGCAGCAGGCGCCCGATGGCTCAGCGTACTCACCGCGCAAGCAGCAGCTGCTGCATAAGGCCGGCCGCGTCAAACGCGCGAAGATGTTCGCCAAGCTGCGGCAGGCCAAGTTCCTTAAGGTCAGCGCCAGCCCCAACGGGGTGAGCGTCGGCTTCATGGGACGGGTGTCTCGTATCGCACGCGTGCATCAGGAAGGACTGAGCGAACAGGTGCGCAAAGGCGGTCCGAGAGCACGCTACGAGAAGCGGGTGCTGTTGGGTCTCACCGCTAACGACAGGCTGCTAATCCACGACCAAGTCTTAAACCACTTAGGCTAGGGCGAGGTATCGAAGGCACTTACGAAAGCCCTAACAAAGCTCATCCATTGAGCGTGATATTGCGGAGTGCTAGGGTGCTGACTTGATCGGCTCAAAAGGAAACCTGATTAGCCCTGACCATCAGCTGGATTTTTGTTGCAGTCCTGCAAATAGCTTCGTTTTACCGATGTGTTCCATGATGTCTGATCTTGGCGCTGCTGATGCGAGGAGCCGGTGCGAAGTTCTTTCAGCCAGGACCCCATGGCGGCCTGGCATTGGGCCGGTTTAGCGATAAGCGCGGAGGTGCTGCAGCTGAAGGTCGGGGCTAATCAGGAAAGGAAATATCCGATGTTGCAAAACATACTGGAACGCCAAATCGCCCGTGTATCAGACTGGTAGGAAAAGCTGAGTTCATTGCCCAGCTATCTTCAAAAAATTTGGCCACCGATGTTTGCATTTAAGCTAAAAATCTCATCTTTAATGAAACGATCAACTCACCCCCAAGGAAGAAAATGTTTTTTCACATCGATGAAACCGGCAATACAGGGAATGATCTTTTTAACAGAGATCAACCGAAGCTAGGCTATGGCGTTATATCCAGCAGAACCAATGTCGACGCGATTGGCATCGACCTTCACAGACAAATGCTGCAGGAAATAAAGGCTGGCGAACTTCATGCAAAAGATATGCGGGCATCTGGGATTATTAAAGTTTCAAATCTCCTTTTACACCTTCAGGAGAAGATGAATTTTGATTTTGATTATTATTTTATTGAAAAAAAACACTAGCCATAGTCATTTTCTTTGACGCGATATTTGATTCCGAACTGAACCCTGCAGTGAGATGGGAAAGCTATTGGACACCTATGCGGTTCGTTATAATTCACAAATTGGCACATATCATGGACGAAGACTTGCTCCGTAAATCCTGGAGCTTGTGCACGGATCGAAACATCGAAATGCGCGAGTCAGACATCATCGAATTATTGACAGCAGTGAAAGCAAGAGCTTTGGATAGCGCATTCGACCACAGAAGCAAGGAAGTTATTGCTGACGCCTGCTCGTATGGAATCACGAATCCGTTAGCATTAGATTTTGGATACCAAGATAAAAAAATCCTCTCGCCCAATGCCGTTGGCTTCCAATTTGTAGTGAACTCAATGGCTAGACGAATCAGAGGAAAAGGATTGAAAGACGCATCATCAATCATTGTTGACCAACAGAAAGAATTTAATAAGGCTCAGATTGAAACCCATAGGGTGTTGGGCTTGATGAATCAGGGGCTGCGAAATTGTTCCCCAAGGGATCGGATGGCGATGCTCAATCATCCGCTTTATAAAAACATGGGCGATGCCGAAATATTGGGAATAGGCCACCCCACCAAAGAAATATCCGTACTAGATAGCAAGTATTCGATTGGACTTCAGATCGTCGACATATATCTTTGGATAGCGCAACGAATGATGACAGGACAGCTTCCCCAAGAGCTGCAGAAGTTGGCCAAGAAAATATTCCGTAGATCGATGGTAGACGGCATCAGCATGGACGGGATGGAGGAGCGCTTCCACAAATTTATGGCCGACATCCCTAGCTTTGCAGATCTCTCAGAAGAGCAACTACAGGCAGCCGCGCAACTTGTTGATCAGCACCGAATTAAAGTACGGGAAATGAAGCTTGGGTGAGCTAGCGCTAGCCGGCTAGACAAGTAGCTTGCGTGATCGCGCCTTGTAGGTTTGCATACTACTGCGCGTGTATATTTGCCAATTAGCACTTACAGGGGATTCTACAAGCCCCCCTCTTTCCGCACGTGCAATGGCTTCATTTACTGCGGTAGATCTATCCAGACTTAAAGCCCCAGATCTGATCGATGCGCTGGACTTCGAGACAATCTTTGCAGAAGCGCTTGCTCAATTCCGCAAGCTACTGCCGGAATTCTCTGCGCTCACCGAAGCCGATCCGGTCTACAAGATCCTGCAGCTGTTCGCGGCTCGCGAGCTCCTGCTGCGCCAGCGCGCCAACGACAAGGCGCAGCAGACCATGCTGGCCTTCGCCACTGGCGCCAATCTCGACCACCTGGGTGCACTGTTCGGTGTAGCCCGCCTTGTGCTCGATCCGGGCCAACGGGATATCGGCCTTGCACCGACCTACGAGTCGGATGTCGACTTCCGCCGCCGCATCCAGCTTGCGCCGGAGGGATTCAGCGTAGCGGGCCCCGAGGGGGCGTACATCTTCCACGCGCTGAGTGCATCCGCTGACGTCATGGATGCCAGCGCGACCAGCCCCGCGCCCGGGCAAGTCCTGGTCACCGTGCAATCGCGCACGGGCGACGGAACCGCGCCGCAGGAGCTGCTGGATGAAGTCGCGGCCGTCCTCGCAGACGACGGCGTACGCCCGCTGACCGATGAGGTCGCAGTGCAGAGCGCCGAGATCATCCCGTATGCCATTCGTGGGCGCCTCTACACCTATGCCGGCCCCGACTCGGCGGTCGTCATCCGTGAAGCGCTGCGCAGCCTGCAGGCCTACCTTGCCGAAGCGCATCGGATCGGCCGCGACGTCCCCGAATCCGCGATCAAGGCCAAGCTGTTCGCCGATGGCGTGCAGCGCATCGAGCTAGATGAGCCCGCCGCCGACATCCGGATCAGCCGGACCCAGGCCGCGTACTGCACGGCAATTGACATCGTGCACGCGGGCATCGATGAGTAGTTCGCCGCTACCGCCCAATGCCACACCGATGGAGCGCGCCTTGGCCGCCGTGGCGTCGCGCCTAGAAGGCATCCCACTACCGTATCCCGACCTGTGGAATCCCGACACGTGCCCGGCCGGACATCTTCCGTGGCTGGCATGGGCGTTGTCCGTCGACGACTGGAAGGCCGACTGGAGCGATGCGGTCAAGCGCTCGCGCCTGCGCAGCGCTATGGCCATCCAGCGACGCAAGGGCACAGCCGACAGCGTGCGGATGGTGGTCGAGTCGTTCGGCGGCGCGGTGGCCATCCGTGAATGGTGGCAGCAGGAGCCACGTGGCGAGCCGCACACCTTCGAGCTGGCGCTGACGCTGACCGGCGCCGATGGACAAAGCGCCAGCGCCCGGTTCGTAGAGGAAGTCTTTGCCGAGGTGGAGCGCACCAAGCCCGTGCGCGCGCACTTCAGCTTCACCCAAGGATTCCAAGCCGAGGCCCGACTCAATGTCGTGGCACGCGGCAGGGTCACCCTGTTCCTGCGCCTGCAGGGCGATGCGAGCTAGAGAGCATAGATGCCCGGACTTAAAATCAAGATCACCACTGCTGGACGACAGGCGCTGGTCAATGCGGAGCAGACCGGTACGCGGGCGGTCACCATTGCCGCCGTGGGACTGACTAGCGCTGCCTTCGTGGCGCAGGCCGGCCTCACCGCATTGCCTTCCGAGATCAAGCGCCTGACGACCATCGGCGGCTTGGTCACGGCGAAGGACACGATCCATGTCTCGGTGCGTGACGAATCGAGTGCAGCGTACAGCTGCTACGGCTTTGGCCTGTATCTGGCCGATGGCACGCTGTTTGGCGCCTATGGTCAATCCGAGTTGCTGGTGGAGAAATCCGGCGCGGCCTCGGTACTCCTGGCGCTGGACGTGGTGTTCACCGACGTGGACACCGCCCAGATCATCTTTGGCGACATCAACTTCACCGATCCGGCAGCGACGATCAACGTGCCGGGCGTGGTGCGCCTGGCGACCGATGCCCAAGCCATCGCGGGGATGGACAAGGAGCGTGCGCTGTCGCCGTCCAACCTACTGGCGGCACTGGACCAGCGCCTTGGCGAACGGGGGCCGACCGAATACATCAAGGATCTATTGTCGCGCTCCACCGCAGCAGCGGCACGCAGTGCGCTGGGCATTCGCACGGCTGCCCTGAGCGATGCCGGTCACGGCAATGGTCTGGATGCCGACATGCTGGATGGACGTCAAGGTGACTGGTACCGCGACTTCCGCAACATGCTCAACGTGCCGCAATCATTCCTGTTACCCGGCCAGATCGTGGTCATGGCCTCGCTGTATCCACCCAATGGCCTGCTCGTCTGCGATGGCGCCGAAATCTCGCGTGCCAAGTACGCTGCGCTGTTTGCGGCCATTGGCACGGTCTACGGCGCGGGTGACGGCAGCACAACCTTCAATGTACCCAAGATCAAGGAAGGCACGGTGATCACCCACACCAGTGCGGCCACCGCGGTGGGTTCGTACGACCCCGGCCAGGTCATTTCCCATACGCACGGCGCCAGCGCAGCAGCGGTGGGCGACCACGCCCACTACACTGCTATCAATGCGGCCGGTAACCACGCACATGGCGCGAGTGCCGGGGCGGCCGGTGACCATGCGCACTATGCGTGGACCGATGCGCAAGGGCATCACGCGCACGGCGGCAGCACGAGCGCCTCTGGTGATCACCAACATCCTGGCGTGATTCCATCCAGCGTGATCAATGGCTACGGCATCTACCGGGAGCGCGACAACGACGCTGCCCCGTCTGATGGCTGGACCGGTGCCGGCGGCAACCACGCGCACTCCTTCGGCACTGACGGCGCGGGTAGCCATGGCCATAACATCAGCATGAACGGCGTTGGCAACCACACCCACGGCATCGGCATCGCGGAGGGCGGCAATCACGTGCACGACGTGGATCATCGCGGTGCCGGGGCACACGCACACACAATCACCGTCAACGCAGCCGGCGGCATAGACAACCTGCCTGCAGGCCTGCGCATGACCTATTGCATTGCCTACTGAGGTCAAGATGAGCAACCCTCTCCCGCGCACCAGCACCGCCTACGCCTTTGATCCCACCACCGGTGAGTACACCGGCCCGGTGACGGTCTACCTTTCCGAGCTGGAAGGACGCTACCCGTTGCCGCCCAACACCGTTGCCACTGCACCAACGCCGCCTGCAGGGCTATATGAGCGGCACCGCCTGTCGTCCCTCTCAGGGATGTGGGAACTGGTGGCCGATTATCGCGGGGTGATGCTCTACAGCATCGACAGCGCCGTGCCGATCGCCAATACGCTTGCCTTGGGAGATGCACTGCCGCAGGGGTGCACCACCTCGCAACCGATGGCTTTCCTACCTAGCGACTACCGCCGCAACGTGTGGGACGCTACACGCAGGAGCTGGCGTGCGGATCCGGACTACAGCGCTGCGCTGGTCTGGGAGAAGGCCACCGGCGCGATCGCGCCACGGCTGGCCGCAGGCGTCGCGTTGCCGGGACAGCTGACCACCGTGGCGCCACCGGTGTCGATCGATGGCACGGTGGTGTGGGACGAAGATGCACAGGCCTGGTCGGTGCAGCCGAAGGTGCCCGAAGTAGCCGCTGTGTAGCCCTGCGCTTTACGTACCAACTGCGGTGCGCAATCCCGTGCGGCCATCGACCATGGCTGTATGGGCAACGCATCCTCCGCACTGAGTAACGCCATTCGCCTCGGCACGGTTGCCGAGGTGAATCTCGCCACCGCGCGATGCCGCGTGCAGGTCGGCGAGATGATGACCGACTATCTGCCTTGGCTAGTCACACTGACCGGCACAACCATCATCTGGTCGGCGCCAGCGATCAGCGAACAAGTCGTGGTGCTCTCGCCGGCCGGCGACCTGGCCGATGGCCTGGTGCTACGCGGTCTTTACTCCGACCAATTCACAGCGCCCGCCACGTCCGACACACTGCACATGCTGCGCTTTGCCGATGGCGCGCAGCTGCAATACGACACCGACACGCATGCGCTGCAGGCGACACTGCCCAGCGGCGGCACTGCAACCATCACCGCCAATGGCGGCATCACGCTCAACGGCCCGCTGACGGTCAACGGCACCACGCAGATCAACGGCGATGTCGGCATCACCGGCACGGCCACGGTCGACATCGACGTGCTTGGCGGCGGGATCAGCCTCAAGCACCACAAGACCACCGGCGTGACTGCCGGCAGCGCGCTCAGCGGTGTCCCGCAGTGATCGGCGTCGATGCCATCACCGGGCGTGTGATCGAAGGCGAGCAACACTTGGCCCAGTCGATCGCCTGCATCCTCACCACGCCCATCGGCACACGCGAGCAGCGCCGCGACTTCGGCTCGCTGCTGCCCGAACTGATCGACCAGCCGTTCAACGGCGCCACCCGCACGCTGCTCTACGGTGCCACGGCTACCGCATTGATGCGCTGGGAGCCGCGCGTGCGCCTGACCCGCGTCGGCCTGGTCGTCGGCGACACGCCCGGTAACTTCGTGCTGACCATCGAAGGCCAGCGCACCGACGTTGCCCCCGCCAATGCGCGCTCGCGCCTGACCATCCCGCTCCGCTTCCGCTCGTCCTGATCGAGGAACCTATGTCCACTGCCTACCACCACGGCGTCCGCGTCATCGAAGTCAGCGCGGGCACGCGCACCATCCGTACCGTCTCCACCGCTGTCGTCGGCCTGATCGCCACAGCCTCCGACGCGGACGAGAAAGTCTTTCCGCTCAACAAGGCGGTGCTGATCACCGACGTGCTCGGTGCGATCGCCAGCGCCGGCATCCAGGGCACATTGCGCGCGACGCTGCAGGGCATCGCCGACCAAACCAACCCGGTGACCATCGTCGTGCGCGTGGCCGAGGACGCAGACGCGGGCAACATCCCAACCAACGTCATCGGAGAGGCCAGGTCCAACAGCTATACAGGCCTGTATGCCTTGCTCGCCGCACAGGCACAGTTGGGCGTGCGCCCGCGCATCCTGGGCGCACCAGGTCTGGACACGCTCCCGGTGGCCAAGCTATTGGCGACCATTGCCAAGAAGCTGCGCGCAATGGCGTATGTGCGACCGGTTGCCGAGACCGTCGCCGAGGCTGTCACGTATCGCGGCCAGTTCAGCGATCGTGAGCTGATGCTGATCTGGCCGGACTTCCTGGCCTTCGATACCGCCACGAGTACCACGACCGCCGCGTATGCCACCGCACGTGCGCTCGGTCTGCGCGCCAAGATCGACACCGAACAGGGCTGGCACAAGAGTCTGTCAAACGTGCCGGTGGCCGGCGTCACCGGCATCTCCAAGGATGTGCACTGGGATCTGCAGGATCCTGCCACCGATGCCGGCGTGCTCAACGAAGGCGACATCACCACGCTGGTGACCTTCAATGGGCAACGCTTCTGGGGATCGCGCACGTGCGCCGAAGACCGCATGTTCGCGTTCGAGACGGCCACGCGCACCGCGCAGATCCTGGCCGACACCATCGCCGAAGGCGTGGCGTTCTACGTCGATAAACCGATGCATCCCTCGATGGTCAAAGACCTGATCGAAACGATCAACGCCAAGTTCCGCGACCTCAAATCGTCCGGTTATCTGATCGATGCCAACGCCTGGTACGACGGCACCCTCAACAGCGCCACCACGCTGGCCGATGGCGCGCTGCGCATCGACTACGACTACACACCGGTGCCGCCGCTGGAGAACCTGCAGCTGTATCAGAAGATCACCACCAGCTACCTGGCCGACTTTGCCGAACGCGTCAACGCGTAACGCACCTGACCTAGATTTCCGGAGAACCCCATGGCGTTGCCCAAGAAACTCAAGGCGCTCAACCTGTTCAACGACGGTGAGAGCTATCTCGGCCAGGTGGTCGAAGTGAAGCTGCCCACACTGTCCCGCAAGATGGAGGAATACCGTGGCGGCGGCATGAATGGTCCGGTCGACATAGACTTCGGTCAGGAGAAGATCGAACTCGAATGGAAGTGCGGCGGCATGATGCGCAGCGTGCTGAATCAGTATGGCGCCACCACGCACAACGCCGTGCAGCTGCGCTTTGCCGGCGCCTACCAGCGCGACGACAGCGGCGCCGTGGATGCCGTGGAGGTGGTCGTGCGCGGCCGCCACAGCGAGATCGATCCGGGTACCGGGAAGTCGGGGGATGACACCGAGTTTTCGGTCAAGACGTCGGCCAGTTACTACAAGCTGACCATCAACGGCGCCACCGTGATCGAGATCGATCTGGTGAACATGACCGAGATCGTCAACGGCGTGGATCTGCTCGCCGCCCAACGCCGCGCCATCGGCGCCTGACCCTTCAGGCCTGGCGCTGCCAGGCCTCAGCCCTGAGACCTTCCGATGACCCCGACATTTTCCCAAGCCGTTTCCCTCGACCAGCCCATCGTGCGCGGCGAGCAGACCATCACGCAGGTCAACGTGCGCAAGCCCGGCGCGGGCGAGTTGCGCGGCCTCAAGCTCGTCGACGTGCTGCAGTTGGATGTCACCGCGATGGCAACGCTGCTGCCGCGCATTACTTCGCCCACGCTGACCACGGCCGACGTCAATGCGATGGATCCGGCCGACCTGCTTGCCCTCGGCCAGGAGGTGCAGCTTTTTTTCTTGACGAAGGCCCAGAGGGAAGCGGACTTCCAGACTGCGTAGAGGATGCGATGGCCGACATCGCGGCCATCTTCCACTGGCCGCCGTCTGAAATGAACGGCTGGTCGCTGCACGAACTCACGGCGTGGCGCGAGCGTGCACGCCTGCGAAGCGGAGCCGAATGATGCTGCACCTACTGACCCGCGAGGCCGCCTAAATGGCGGCCTCTGACAATCTGCGCCTGCAGGTCATCCTGGCCGCCGTCGACCGCGCCACCGGCCCGTTCCGGCGCGTGTTGAGTGGTAGCCGCGGTGTTGCCACCGCACTGCGCAACCAGCGCGATGCGCTGCGCCAACTCAACAGCCAGCACCGCGATATCGGCGCCTACCGTGAGCAAGTCGCGGTGGCGCAGCGTGCCAAGGCTGCGCTGGATGCACAGCGGCAGTCGGTGCGCACACTTGCCCAGCAGATCAAGGCGACCGGCACGCCTACCGCTGCCATGAATGCTGAGTTCAAGCGCGCTGTGCGCACCGCGCGCGAACTCAAGACCGCGCACGGCGCACAGGAGGCCGGCTTGCAGCGTCTGCGTGGTCGGCTGGAGACGGCCGGGATCAGCACGCGCGAGCTGGTCACGCATGAGCGCCGCTTGCGCGGCGAGATCGAGAGCACCAACACCGCCATGCGTGCCCAGCAACAGCGGCTGGCAGCGATCGATGCTGCTCAGCGTCGCAGTGCGCGCATCCAAAGCGCCGGCCTGCAGGCGAGCGCCTATGGCACCGGGATGGCATTTGCCGGTCAGCGCGCCTTGCGCGCTTCTGCATTGCCGATTAACGATGCGATGGAATTCGAGTCGGCCATGGCCGATGTGCGCAAGGTCGTGAACTTCAGCACGCCGCAACAGTTCGCGCAGATGGGGCGCGATGTCGAGAACCTCTCGATGCGCCTGCCCATGCTGCCGGCCGAGATTGCCAAGATCGTGGCGGCCGCCGGCCAGGCCGCGATTCCGCGCCAGGAGCTGGTCCGCTTCGCCGAGGACGCGGCCAAGATGGGCGTGGCCTTCGACAGCAGCGCAGAGGAAGCCGGCCAGACGATGGCCACCTGGCGCACCGCGTTTCGCATGGGCCAGGCGGAAGTGGTCGTGCTGGCCGACAAGATCAATTATCTCGGCAACACCGGACCGGCCAGCGTTAACAAGATCAGCGCGGTGGTGAATCGCATTGGTGCCCTGGGCGAGGTCGCCGGCCTACAGAGCGGGCCGCTGGCCGCGCTGGGCGCCACGGTGGCCGGCATGGGCATTGAGTCGGAAGTCTCGGCCACTGGCATCAAGAACATGCTGCTCACCCTTGCCTCGGGCGAGTCGGCCACCAAGAGCCAGCGCGAGGCGTTCGACAAGCTCGGCATCAAAGCCACCGCCATGGCCCAGGTCATGCAGAAGGATGCCGGCGGGGCAATCATGTCGGTGCTGCAGAAGCTGCGCGCACTGCCTAAGGCCGAGCAGGCCGCGACGATGACGCAGCTGTTTGGCCGTGAGTCAATTGGCGCGATCGCACCGCTGCTGACCAATCTTGAGCTGCTGCAGGGCAACTTCGCCAAGGTGGCCGATGCGCAGCGCTACGGCGGCTCGATGTCGGCCGAGTACGCATCGCGGGTGGCCACCTCGGCCAACTCGCTGCAGCTGCTGAAGAACACCGCTGTGGTGGTGTCCCAGTCGATCGGCCAGACGCTGCTGCCGCAGTTCAAGGAACTGACCGAGCGTACTGCTGCGGTGGTCGGCCAGGTCACGACCTGGATCCGCGCCAATCCGGTGCTGGTGGGTGCGATCGCCAAGGTAGCGATCGGTGCCGCCGCATTGGTGACGATCCTGGGCGGACTGCTGGTGGCCGGCGGCGCGGCCGCGATGGCGTTTTCGCAGATCCACGGCGCCGTCGCGCTGCTGTCGGGCGGCGGCGGGTTCGGTGCGCTGATCCGTCAGGTGGTGGCGTTCGGCGGCCGCGTGCTGCCCATGCTCGCCAATGGCGCGCGCCCGCTGCTGCCGCTACTCGGTGGCATCAGCCTGCCAGTGCTGGCGATCGGTGCGGCCGTCGCTGCAGTGGCGCTGCTGGTGTGGAAGTACTGGGGACCGATCAAGGCCTTCGCCATCGGCGTCTGGCAAGGCATCGTCGATGCTGCCGCGCCGGTGCTGGTCGAGCTGCAGGCCGCACTCGCGCCGCTGGGTACGGTGTGGGACACCGTGGCGGCGGCGATGGGCCAGGCCTGGGCGTGGGTCAAACAGCTGCTGACGCCGTTCGAGGCCACCACCGCGCAGTTGCACGGTGCAACGCAGGCCGGTCGCGGCTTCGGCCAGATCCTGGGCGCGGTGCTGGTCACCCAACTGCAGCTGGCAGTCAAAGCGATCGGCTGGCTGGTGCAGGCGTTTGTGTTTGTGCTGCCGGTGATCAAGCAGATCCTCGGCGGCGTGTGGCAAACGGTCCAGGGCACCTGGTCGCTGATCGTGGGCGTGTTCACCGGCAACGGCGATCGCATCCGCCAAGGGCTGCTGCAGCTGTGGGCCGGCATCAACCTGCAGTTGGCCAACTGGCCTGCCCGGATGCTGCAGGCCGGCGCGGACATGATCGGCGGCCTTGTCCAGGGCATCCGCTCCAAGCTCGGCGACGCCGGCAATGCGATCGCCAGCATTGGCAGCGGCGTGGTCGATCGGTTCAAAGGGCTGCTCGGCATCCACAGCCCCTCGCGCGTGTTCGCCCAGTTGGGTGACTTCACCATGCAAGGCCTCACCGTCGGCCTGCAGCGCGGTCAAGGCGCGCCTGTGCAGGCCGTGACGGCACTCGGCAACCGCATGCGTGCGGTGGGCGCTGGGCTGGCCTTGGCAACGGCCACAGCGCCGGTCGCGGCGATCGACAGCGGTGCGCCGCTGTCGGCTCCGGCGCGGGTGCCAGGAGCGCCTGTAGGCGGCAACAGCTACGTCATCCACGTCCACGCTGCGCCCGGCATGGACGCCACCGCACTGGCGCGCGAAGTCGCCCGCCAACTTGAAGAGCGCGAACGGCGCATAGCAGCATCCCGCCGCTCCAGCCTGCGCGACGACTGAGGATCCACCCCGATGATGATGTCTTACGGCACGTTTGTGTTTTCTCTCGACAGCGCCGCGTTTCTGCAGCTGCAGCGGCAGATGAGTTGGCGCCACGCCACCAGCGAGCGCGTTGGCGCGCGGCCAGCCAGCCAGTTCCTCGGCCCAGGCGATGACAGCATCGAGCTATCTGGTCTGATTGCTCCCGAACTCACCGGCACCCGCGCTTCGCTGGACACGCTGCGCCAGCTTGCGGCAGATGGTGAGCCGCTACCGCTGGTGGATGGCGCAGGCGTGGTCTACGGGCCATATCTGCTGCTGTCGATCAACGAGACCGCCTCGCTGTTCTTCGAGGACGGCACGCCGCGACGGATAGAGTTCCAACTGAGCCTGCGCCGTGCAGACGACACCACGCCGGAGGCGACCGTCGCATGAACTACCCGATTCCGCAGTGGCGTGTGGTACTCGATGGCGTCGACCTTACCGAGCGCATCGCACCGCGTCTGCTCGATCTCACTCTCACCGAGTGCCGGGGCGGTGAAGCCGATCAGCTGGATCTGCGCATCCACGACCACGATGGCAAGATGGCATTACCCAAGCGCGGCGTGCGCCTGGTCGTCGCTTTGGGCTGGAAAGCCACTGGCCTAGTCGACAAGGGCACCTTCATCGTGGACGAGGTGGAGTACAGCGGCGCGCCGGACATCATCACCGTGCGTGCGCGCAGTGCAGATCTCACTGCAGACATGCGCACACGTCGGGAACGCAGCTGGCACAACACGACACTGGGCGCCGTGCTCAACACGCTGGCCGGCGAACATGGTCTGACGCCGCGCGTCGCTGAAGCATTAGCGAAGATCAACCTGCCGCACCTTGACCAGGCCAACGAAAGCGACATGAATTTGCTGACCAATCTGGGGCAACGCTTCGATGCAGTGGCAACAGTGAAGGCAGGTGCGTTGGTGTTTGCGCCGATCGGTGCCGGCACTACGGCTACCGGCAAACCATTGCCAACCGTCACCCTGACGCGGCGCGACGGCGACCAGCATCGTTACTCCGTGGCCGACCGCGATGCCTACACCGGCGTGCGTGCGTATTGGACAGATAAGGGCAAGGCGAAGCGGCAATCGGTGCTGGTCGGCACAGACGACAATGCCAAGCGCCTGCGCGAGTCGTATGCCGATGAGGCAACCGCACGCCAGCATGCGCACGCGGAGCTGGAGCGAGTGAAACGCGGCGTGGCGAAGTTCGACTACACGCTGGCGATCGGACGGGCTGATCTGTTCCCAGAGCAGGCCCTCACGGTGAGTGGCTTCAAGCCGGAGATTGATGGGCAACGCTGGCTGATTGCAAAGACTACCCACGCCATCAATGGCTCAAGCGGCTTTACAACATCGCTGGAGTTGGAAAGCATCGCCTGATGCTTTTCACCTCCTCTACTGCAACCGCTGATTTTCAGCAACTACTGGCATCAACAGCGTTCCATTGCCCGAGACTCTGCATGTGCGCATCTGGCTCAGCGCGTAGGAGCTCGCCTCGGAGTATGAAGTGAATCCGGTGACCGGTAATCGATGCTGCCGTAGCGTAATGCCACCACGTCTAGACACAAGAATCTCTGCGTAGCATTCAGCTCCAAGCCGAACAACGTGTGCAGTCAAAACGTATTCGCCTGACAGGCAAACCATTGCATCATCCATGTGCATCTCCGAGATGGCTTTCATCAAGTTGGACCGCGTGAGCAGAAGCGCAGACGAACGACTACTCACGATCATTATCTCAAATAAGACCCGCGCACGCTTGATGCAAATCAAGTGCGATTCTTACGCTATGTGTAGGACTTATCTGACAGCCAACCCGATTCGATCACTGTAGTGTTCCGATCTAAGGATGTCAGGTCATCTCGCGTTGCCAGGAGGGTGACGAAAGGATTGCAAGGAGCTATGTGCCGACACCTTAACGAAAGTCGCCGGTTATAGGCCGGCGGCTTTTTTTGTTGCCTATGAACCGTGTGTCTACAGTTCACGTTGGTATAGCCGAGAACGGCAAATTTGCCACGAGCAGCTGTCCAATCTCGATGCTGATCACTTGCTCTTTTTTTTGCGTCCACCAACAACGATCTGCATGTTGCTTTGATCGATCGGTGCGGTAGTAGAAATTATCGAGCCAATCTCGCTCTTGTTGAACGACAGAACTGGGCCGGTCCCAGTCTTGGAAGACGAGGCATCGGCCGACAAACCCAACGCAGCAAGCACAGCATTGCGCGCAGCCGGCGATGCATCTTTGAACGCAGACAGCAGTAGCCGATCGGCTGGGTCCAACTGCGCCCGATGTCCAGACAGCACGTACATGACATCAACTCCACGCTCTAGCGCGGCCAGTAGGTACGCTCCGCCGGGCAGGTTGACGTCTTTCTCGAAGTTCAGTTGCGCGTAGCGCGTGAGGCCAAGCTGCACAGCCATCTCGTCCTGAGTCAGGCCAAGCCGCTTGCGCTCTTCCTTCAGGCGTTTCCCTACGGTCATACAGGCATTTCCTTACTTGACAATGTTGAGTTAAGTCCACATAATTCCCAAAAAGTAGGCGGAACCGCGACATGCCCCGTAAGAGTCAAATGCAGCAGTTCACGCCCCGCAGCCCAGATCAGGCGCGGCAGTGGCTCGGAGCGAATGGCATCACAGTCTCGGCATTCGCACGGCAGAACGGCGTGGATCGGTCGGTCGTACATGACCTGCTGCGCGGCCGCTCTCAAGGCAAATACGGCGAGTCGCATAAAGCGGCAGTCGCATTGGGTCTCAAGGCACCAGCCAATAGTGCCACACAAATCCCAACCGCCAATAGCTCAAGGGGGTGAGCATGTTCGGTCGGAAAAAAATCGTTTTTCGCTGTGAGGCATGCAGCGCACGACTGATCAAACGCACCAGCTTCCTCGCTCACAAGTTCCTGCGGCATGACTCCTATGTGTGCGAGAACCCGATGTGCGGTGCGACCTACACAGGCCATTCGGAGTTAACCGGTATCGCCAGCCCCAGCGGCGTGCCCACCTCACACAGCGAGCTTCCACCGACCCCGGCCTATGAGCGTGCTCAGGCCTTGCAGGCATACCGCGATTCGCTCGGCGATCGCCAGATGGATCTGATTCCCGTCGGCGACGAGCCGTTCTTCCCTCACCTCTGAGGCACCCCTAATGCGAAAGACCCTTGATTGGGCGGCATTGCCGCCCACGGCGAAGCTTTGCCTGGAAGTCGCCCTCACCCATGGCGGATTGCTGAAGACCGAGCACGGTTACATCGGCCGCACTGCCGCCCCGGAGACGGCGCAGCGCTTTGGTGCGGTTGTGGTGGCAACGCTCATGCGCGAGGGCCTCGCAACGTCTGACAGCGTGGATGAGCGCCTTGTGGTGCTGACCGAATCGGCCATCGCTCTGTCCACTCTCCAACACGCAAACACCGAGGTCGGCTCGTGACGCACGCCAACAGCTGGTTCACCGCACAAGAGCCGCGATTCGTGGATGCGGCAAGCAATGTCCCGCAGCGCGTCGCGCCGCACGCCAAGCACGAAGAAGCACGCCTGCTCGCTGCCGCCGTTGACGCGCACCGTCGTGCAGGCGGCGCTTATGTCGTGATCGACAACGCCATCTGTGTGCCCGCGTCTGCGCGTCGGCTCGGCGTCTAAGGAAGTTCGATGCAAGAGGATCTGCGGCAACAGGTGCTGTCCCGGCTGGAACGGGATTACGGACTCAAGCACCGGAGCGGTACCGAGTACATGCGCGGCGGCAAATGCCCGTCGTGCAGCAAGAAGGAGCTGTACACCAACCATCTAAAACCTTGGGTAGTGAAGTGCGGCCGCCAATCCAAGTGTGGGCGCGAGCTGCACGTCAAGGATCTGTACGACGACCTGTTCGACGACTGGTCCAAGCGCTTCCAGCCAACGGCTGCGGCTCCCAATGCAGCGGCCGATGCATACCTGCAGTTCTCCCGTGGTTTCGACCTGGCTCTGCTGAAAGGCCTCTACAGCCAGGACAGCCACTACGACCGCAAAATCAGCGCCGGCACCGCAACGGTACGTTTCCCGCTGGTCAAGGGTGGCTGGTGGGAGCGCCTGATTGATCGCCCGCACCGCTTCGGCAAGCAGAAGGCGCGCTTTGCGCCAGGCCAGAGCTATGCGGGGGTGTGGTGGGCGGCGCCTGCCGCGCTGACAGCCATGCAGACGGTGCGCGAGGTGTGGATCGTTGAGGGCATCTTTGATGCGATCGCGCTCCTGCAGCACGGGATGTGCGCAGTGTCGGCCATGTCCTCCAACGCATTTCCGGAAGAGTCGCTACGCGAGCTGGCAAAGGCACGCTTGGCCGCCCTTCCGACGCTTGTGTGGGCACTGGACAACGAGCCGGGCGCCCGTGCGTATACGCACAAGCACATCAAGCGCGCAGCGGCGCTGGGCTTTGAATCGCGGGCAGCGCAGATCGTCCAGCGCGACGGCAAGAAGACCGACTGGAACGACCTGCATCTGCGCGCTATCGCCTCCGACGATCCCAAGCAGTGGAACAACGACATCAACGAAGCCCGCTACCAGGGCGACCTGCTCGTGGCTCGCTCGGCTGTGGACAAAGGCCTGCTCATGTTTGAGCACGACGGCCGCAACGACTTCTGGCTAGAGTATCGCTCCCGCCTGTACTGGTTCGACTTCGATACGCAGCGCTTCGACAAGCTGCGCAAGGAGAAGCTCGGCGACACCGATTCAGACGAAGGCGACGAGGTTGCGGCCGAGGATCTGAAGAAGATCAAGCGCGCCGCCTGTTCCGTGCAGAAGATCGCCAACTGCTACCCGGAGGCGCTGTATTTCCAGCGCCAAGAGGTCACCGACGAAAGCTGGTACTACTTCCGCGTCGATTTTCCGCACGACGGCCCCAGCGTAAAGGGCACCTTTACAGGTGGTCATCTCGCCAGCGCCTCCGAGTTCAAGAAGCGCCTGATCTCCCTGGCCGCCGGCGCGATGTTCACCGGCACCGGCCACCAGCTGGACCGCCTGATCGAAGAGCAGACCGAGGCGATCAAGACGGTGGACGCCATCGACTTCGTGGGCTATAGCAAAGAACACCGTGCCTACCTGCTCGGCGATATGGCCGTGCGCGACGGCGAGTTGGTGACAGCCAATGAAGAGGACTACTTCGAGTTCGACAAGCTGCGTTTGAAGACCACGCAGAAGTCCATCCGCTTGGAGATCCAGCGCGACGCCGAGGCATTCCGCGTGGATTGGCTACCGTGGCTGTGGCAGTGCTTCGGCACGCACGGCATGGTCGCCATGACGTTCTGGTTTGGCTCGTTGTTCGCCGAGCAGATCCGCGCCGGGCACAAGAGTTTTCCGTTCCTCGAAGCCACCGGTGAAGCCGGAGCCGGCAAGACCACGCTGCTGACGTTCCTGTGGAAGCTGCTGGGCCGCTCCGATTACGAGGGCTTCGACCCGGCCAAGTCATCAAAGGCTGGCCGTGCACGCGCCATGGGCCAGGTATCCGGCATGCCCGTCGTCCTGCTGGAGGCCGACCGCAGCGAGCCAGACAAGGCGCATTCCAAGACGTTCGAGTGGGATGAGCTGAAGGATTTCTTCGGCGGCGGCACGCTGGCAACACGCGGCGTGCGCAATGGCGGCAACGAGACCTACGAGCCGCCGTTTCGCGGCACGATCGTGATCACCCAGAACGCTGCGGTCGACGCCAGCGAAGCGATCCTCACGCGCATCGTGAAGCTGCACTTCAAACGCCCGCAGGTCACCACCGAAAGCCGCATCGCGGCCGACAACCTCAACGCGCTGCAGGTCGAAGAGGTCAGCCACTTCCTTGTGCGTGCCATCCGCCAGGAGCGCGCCATCCTCGATCTGTTCGCCGAGCGGGTGAAGGTCTTCGAGGCCAAGCTACGCGCGCAGCAGGATCTACGCCTGGAACGCGTCATCAAGAATCACGCCCAGATGCTGGCGCTGTTCGACTGCCTGCGCATGGTCATCACCATCCCCGACGACATGGTCGAGCAGACCCGGCTGGCGTTGTTGGACATGGCGCTGGAACGACAGAAGGCGATCAGCGCGGACCACGCGATGGTCAATGAGTTCTGGGAGGTCTACGAATACCTCGAGGCGACCGGCCACGGCAAAGCGGTCGTCAACCACAGCCGCGACGCGCAGCGCATCGCAATCAATCTCAATCACTTTGCGGCACGGGCCGCGCAGTTCAGTCAATCCGTACCCGATCTCAAGGTGCTGCGTGCGCTGCTAAGCGATTCGCGCCGGCACAAGTTCATCGGCGCCAATGTGGCAGTGAACAGTGCGATTCTCAAGGACGAGCACAGCGGCGCCGGCACAACTGTGAAGTGCTGGGTGTTCTCGAAATGATCGCCGCAAATTTCCGCACGTTTCCGTTGACACGCACCAAGGATCGGAGCGAATATTCTTACGTCGTCGCATATTCGGCGACCGGGATTGGTCTCCCGATTACTCAGGCGCACCAGCGCCCATCGATCGATGCAAGGCGCTTTTTTGTTGCCCTGCATCGCGCCGGGCACGTGCTTGCCATCTTTATGGCGGGCGGTACGTGGGGGGCTTCGGCCCCGCCGGTCCCTGAGTCCGGTAGACCAACCCGTGCCGTCCGCCACCCCGATTGGTCTCGGGTTGACGGACTCCAATCTACTCAGGAGTTCAGCATGTCCTACCACACCCAAGAAGCGCCCGCGTCTGCGGCGCGCCAAGTCACCCATTATTTCAGCCTGATCGCCAACACCCTCGAATGGAACCATGCCGCCTGGCAGAGCCTGATGGCTCGCCTGGAAGGCACTGGTAAGGCAATCCACGCCCTCACACTTGCCGACGTAGCTGCAGCCATCGCTGATGTCGACGCGTTGCTGAGCGAGGCGCAACGATGAACGCCAACAAGCAGTTTCGCGTCTGCGCTGGCGTCGTCCTCAGCTTCGAAATGATGCAGGGCTACGTCATGGTGATGCTGCATTCCGATGCGCTGCACGAAGTGGCACCGGTGCTGATTGCCTGCGAGTCGTTCGCGTCGGCTGACGTGATGCTGGGTAGCGATAGCCAAAGCATCGTGCTTGGGCGCTTGCACATTTGCATGCGCGCCGATCACGCGGCCGACGTGTTCGATTGGTTGCAATGCCGTTTTCTTGCTGCGGTAGGTGCGCGATGAGCGCTGCCCGTCTGCAGGACTTGCTGCCCAGCGGTGCCGATACGCCATCAACGAAGAAGAGCACGACCGCCTATGGCATGCGCAGCAGGAAGCGCTCGGCATCTGCGCGAACCACTCAATCCGCCTACCGGCGCTGATCTGATCTGACCTGTACCAGCGGGTCCGGCGGGCGGTGCGTCAACACCGCCCCTGGACCTTCCATCAACGAAGCTCGAGGAGAGCCACATGCAACAGCACGCTGTCACACGCCCGCTAACTTCCAGTGCCGGACCCGGCGAGCAGGCTATCACGCCCGCCGGAATCGGCTTTGACCTTGCCTTAGGCAAGGATTGCAGTGCGATCGCTACGCTCTACATCACTCACGACGCGGTCGTGGTGGTGGCTGCGCTGACCATGGGTCAGCACAGCAGCGCGACCCAACGCTGGGAGCGTCGCCGTGGTCCCGGCAAAGGCTGGAAGCTGATTAGCGGCCCACGCCTGTTCACCAATGAGGCGGACCGGATCAGCAATGCGCTGGCCGATTTCATGGACGATCTGGATTTCCCGTTCGACCTGGCCAACATGCTGCCGCGTCGCCCGACTGCCGCCGCCGAGGCAGCGATCGCCGCTGCTGCGCTGGAGGTGGCCCATGCTTAACCTGGCCCTGATCATGATTGCGCCGACGATCGGCGGCGCGCTGCTGTATCGGCTGTGGCTCACGCGTCCGGCGCGCTTCGCCCACAGCGGGCTGGCGGTGGGACAGATCCCGCAGCGGTTGCGTCGTCGTGGTGCCATGGCTGTGCGCCGGGCGGTGACGCATGGCTAAGTCGATCGTGGTCTACGGGCCAATGGCAAGCGGCAAGACGCTCAACGCTGATGCGATCTGCCAGGTCTATAGCCTCAAACGCGTGGTGGAGTTGGACGAGCGACTGCAGCGCAAGGGTGATGACTGGCAACTGGCCCAGCACGATGTGCTCATGCTGACCAATGATCGGTTGCTGGCCGAACTAACCGCGCAGCGCCTGTGCATTGAAGTGGTTGCCATCGCCGACGCGCGCGTGCGCGTTGGCGCTGCGTGGAGGTCACCACGATGACGCTCGATCGCGTGATTGCTGTAAGCCGTGCGGCGCAGCGCTACGGTGGCCCCGGCTCACTGTCGACGGGCGAGGCCTTGACGGCTGCACTGGTGCTCAACCGACACGACTGGCTCGCGGACATGGACTACACCATCGCCCAGGCGCTTGATCGGATTGAAGAGGATTCCATCGCGCATCTGCGCCAGGCAGAGAGGGCGATCGGGAGCAGCGCTGGGGAATCGGAGGGAGACCACGCATGACGCAGCGCGAGATCTCGCACCCTGAGCCGTTGCCCGCCTGCCGGGCTGGTCACGCCGGCCGACACATCGCGGATGGCCGCCGCCTGCAGGCCGGTGGCGGGCACGTCATCGAGTGCCCATGCGGGCGCACCAAGAAGCACGCCGGCTTCGACGAAGCGCTTGCCGATTGGAAGCGGATGCACCGCATCCGTGTGCCACGCCAGACGGCGCCAGCCGACAGCAACGTGGTGCAGCTCGGGCTGCGCCTTCGCGGAGGTGCCACTCAATGAGCGACGAGGACACAGAAGCACACCGGCGCCAGTGTGAGGCGCGCTACTGGCTGCGGCAGGGCTACACCGACGCCAAGTCGGTCGGCCTGCTACAGCAGCTGATCGCCGCCAAGCGCGGTGATCAAGCGGCAAAAGATCTGCGCGACGAGATGCGGGAGCAATGGAGGAACCGCCAACAGTGGCAACAGGAGCAGCTGCTATGACGGGGCGAATCCTGCATTTCGCCGACCTGCAGCGCATCTGCTCACCAGACGGGCCGGCTCCACGCCTGGTGGTGGTCTGCCGCTGGGCAGACCGGCAGGGTATCCGCTACCGCTACGACCGCAAGGGCCGTATCTGGACAACGATTGATGCTGTGAACGCCGCGCTCGGCATCACCGAGCCTGCGGCCAACCAAGAAAATGCAATGGAGCTGATCTGATGGGACGCGGTAGAAAAAGGAAGTTCAACCCAGCTATTCCGGCCCATATCGATCAGGCCGCCCTGCCGCAAGGCGTGTATTGGGAGGATGGCCGCTGGTACATCATCGAAGCACATCCTGAGGGAGGCCGTCCTAAGAAAAGGACGGTCGCACACAGACATTCGCGCCTTTCGGAACTCCACGCGATTGTGGAATGCGCGCGGGGCGAGATCGAGAGAGGCACTCTGGCCTTCTTGGACGAGCGCTTCCACCGATCCACCGAGTTCAAGGCTCTCGCGCCTGGCACCCAGAAGGACTACAGGCAAAGTGGTCAAGCAGCCTGCGCCTACGTGCTGAAAGACGGCAGCCAGCTTGGGCGGATGCAAGTAACGCGTATCAATGTCCCGACCATGCAGCGCTTGGTGGAGACTCTCGCAGCAGGGCGAGAGGCCACAGCTATGCAACCAGCAATCGAGCCTCGCCCGAGCAAGGCCAACCACGTGCTTCGATACCTTCGCCGCCTCTTTGGGTGGGGAATACGATTTGGGCTGTGCGAACACAACCCGGCCAAGGGCGTACGCCAGGCGAAGGAGCTGGCCGCTCACACGATGCCGGAGCAGGACGCTTTCACTGCAATATTGCGGTTTGCGCAGCAGCGAGCCACCTTTGACGCGCACACCAAAGGCAGCGTCTCGCCATACCTGCATGCGGTGATGGTCCTGGCCTACAACCTGAGGCTGCGCGGGGCTGAAGTGACCGATCTCACTGACGCGCATGCCGGCGAGCAGGGCATCTTGGCGAGGCGGCGAAAAGGCTCGCGCGACAACGTCACGCTCTGGAACGAAGAACTGCGCGGCGCGTGGGCATGGTTGATTGAGTACCGCAGGCGCACGATGGCCGCGCACGAGCGGCCCGTTCCTCTAAAGCCGGAGCAGCGCCGGCTGGTCGTCAGCCAATCGGGAACGCCGTTAACGAAGTCGGCACTTGACAGCGCGTGGCAACGCATGATGACCCTCGCTATCCGGGAGGGCGTGATCGAAGAGGCTCAGAGGTTCAGCCTCCACGGATTGAAGCACCGTGGCATCACAGATACGGAGGGCAACCTGGCTGACAAGCAAGAAGCCGCAGGCCACAAAACCCAGGAAATGACGCGGCGTTATTCGCACGATGTGCCAGTCGTAAAGCCGCCTCGCCGGATTCCGTAG